GTACAAGCTGGCTACAAGGCAGTTGAGGAATTGATTAAGGTAGCTCAAGAGCGTATCATAACCAATACGGATGACGATGTAAGTGCAGATAGATTGAAGAACGCTGCTGCTACAAAGAAACTAGCCATATTTGATGCTTTTGAAATACTCAATCGCATAGAGGAGGAGAAAGACAAGCTTGAAAATAAACCAAAAGAGGTTGATGAGAGCAAAGTATTTAGAGGCTTTGCAGAAAGGAGGTCTAAATGATTCCTTATAATCAAACACTATTTTCTATAGTTGAGCCGATAAGAACCAACACTCTTATCCGGATGAACAAAAAGAAAGCCTGGGAGTATGGCTACAACAAGGAACACGATATTGTTGTAATTAGCAAGACCGGTGAGATTGGTGAGGTTTATGAAATACAGAATTTAAAGATAGCCCTACCTAAAGCGCCATCAAACATTCCCAAAGGACAGAATAAATGGGTTGCTGAAGAATATCCAAAAGAGCTCAAGCAAATAAAGAATATATTTGAATGGGACTCTTATCCAAAAGAATTTAAGGAAAAGTGGAATGCATATATTGATTCAGAGTTTACCAAACGCGAAGAAGGTTATTGGTTTTATAATAATAGTAAACCTACTTATATCACTGGCACTCATTATATGTATTTACAGTGGACTAAGATTGACGTAGGAAGGCCAGACTTTAGGGAAGCAAATAGATTGTTCTTTATATTTTGGGAGGCATGTAAGGCAGATAGTAGATGCTACGGAATGTGTTATTTGAAAAACAGACGATCTGGTTTCTCGTTTATGTCCTCTGCTGAAACTGTGAATCTTGCAACAATAAGCTCTGACTCTCGCTTTGGTATATTATCAAAGTCTGGGGCCGATGCTAAAAAGATGTTTACAGATAAGGTTGTTCCTATTTCGATCAACTATCCGTTTTTCTTTAAACCCATCCAAGACGGTATGGATAGGCCCAAGACAGAGCTCGCTTACCGGGTTCCTGCCTCTAAGCTTACAAAGAGAACGATAACATCGACGCAAGATACAAAGATAATAGAGGGTCTAGATACAACAATAGACTGGAAGAATACTGGAGACAACTCCTATGATGGTGAGAAGCTAAGTTTACTTGTACACGATGAGGCAGGTAAATGGCTTAAACCAGACAACATATTAAATAACTGGAGGGTAACAAAAACAACACTCAGGCTTGGTAGTCGTATCACGGGAAAGTGTATGATGGGGTCTACCTCGAACGCTTTAGATAAAGGAGGTGAGAACTTCAAAAAGCTTTACTATGACTCAGACGTTACAAAGCGAAATAAGAATGGACAGACTCGCAGTGGATTATATAGTTTGTTCATCCCTATGGAATGGAACTACGAAGGATACATTGATACTTTTGGAATGCCTGTATTCGACACCCCTGAGAAACCAGTTACAGGGCCGCTTGGAGAAATAATAGAGATTGGGGTCATTGAGCATTGGGAGAATGAAGCTGATGGATTAAGGGATGACCAAGATGGTCTTAATGAATTTTACAGACAGTTCCCAAGGACAGAGCAACACGCATTCAGAGATGAAACTAAAAACAGTATATTTAACCTAGTTAAGATATACGAACAGATAGATTACAACGAAGGTATAGGTTATTCCAATGTAATTACAAAGGGTAATTTTCAATGGGAGAATGGCATAAGAGATACAAGAGTTATCTTTGTTCCAGAACAAAATGGAAGGTTTAAGGTCTCTTGGGTTCCAAGTATAAACTTACAAAACCGTGTAATAGAAAAAAATGGAGTTAAGTACCCCGGAAATGAACATATTGGAGCTTTTGGCTGTGATAGTTACGACATATCAGGTACTGTTGATAAACGAGGATCTAAAGGCGCTCTACACGGGCTAACCAAATTCTCTTTAGATGAAGCTCCAAGTAATACATTCTTTTTAGAATATATAGCTAGGCCGCAGACGGCGGAGATATTCTTTGAGGATGTACTCATGGCAATCATATTTTATGGCATGCCAATATTAGCGGAGAACAACAAGCCAAGACTTTTATATTATATTAAAAGAAGAGGGTATAGAGGCTTTTCAATGAACAGACCGGACAAGACGTTCACAAAGCTTTCTCCTGCTGAAAAAGAAATAGGAGGCATACCTAACTCTGGAGAAGATATAAAGCAAGCTCACGCAGCAGCTATTGAAAGCTACATCGACAAATACGTTGGACATCTAGGTGATGGAAATTACGGCACAATGTATTTCGATAGAACGCTTCAAGACTGGTCTGGGTTTGATATTAACAACAGAACAAAATACGATGCCGCTATTAGCTCCGGATTAGCGATTATGGCATGTAACAGACATTTATACAAACCAACAGAAGACAAGAAAGTTAAAACACTTGACTTTGGCTTCAAGAAATACAATAACTCAGGAGCTATTTCAAAAATACTACAATAGATGCAAAAGACGTTACCAACGGGTATATTCCCTTCACAAGCAGTAAGCGACGCAGAGAAAGCCAGCATGGAGTATGGGCGAGAGGTTGCCAGGGCTATTGAGGGTGAGTGGTTCAAGAAAGAAGGAGGAGCTGCTAGATACCATTCTAATAGGGATAACTTTCATAGATTAAGATTATACGCAAGAGGAGAGCAATCTGTTCAAAAATATAAAGATGAATTATCAATCAATGGTGATTTATCTTATTTGAATTTAGACTGGAAACCAGTTCCAATTATCCCTAAGTTTGTCGATATTGTTGTTAATGGGATAAACGATAGACCTTACGAGATAAAGGCTTACTCTCAGGATCCAGCATCGATAAAACAAAAGACAGAGTATCTTGATAGTCTGATATCAGACATGCAAAACAGAGAGCTTCTCCAGGCTGTTGAGAAGGAGTTTGGCATAAGCATGTTTAAAACAGACCCTGCAAAGCTTCCAGAAGACGAAGAAGAGCTTCAGATTCACATGCAGTTGGACTACAAACAGTCTATTGAGATTGCCGCTGAAGAAGCTATTTCAAATGTCTTTGACCATAACAAATATGAATTACTACAGAATAGGATAGCTTACGATGTTGTAACTCTTGGTATTGGAGCTCATAAAAACTCTTTTAACACGGCTGAAGGAATCAAATTAGAATATGTTGATCCAGCTGACCTTGTTTACTCCTACACAGAATCCCCATACTTTGATGACTTATACTACGTTGGGGAAGTTCGCAGAGTTAGTATCTCTGAACTCAAAAAACAATATCCAAACCTTACCCCAGAAGATTTAGAGAAAATTGAAGGAACCGGCCATAGCGTTTTAAACTATAGCCGTACATATAACTATTCCGATGCAGAAGATACTAACAATGTTTATGTTCTTTACTTTGAATACAAGACCTTCAAGAATCAAGTATACAAATTAAAAGAAACTGCAACTGGAGCTGACAAGGTAATTGAGAAAGACGACACGTTTAACCCTCCTAAAGACGCAAGAGCTCGCTTTGAGAAAGTACAACGCTCTATAGAGGTTCTTTACACTGGAGCAAAAGTAATTGGTCTTGATACACTCTTAGAGTGGAAGATGGCTGAAAATATGGTAAGACCAAAGTCTGACACTACAAAAGTTCAGATGTCTTATAATATTGTAGCCCCAAGAATGTATCGTGGACAGATAGAATCATTAGTTAGTAGAATGACAACATTCGCTGACATGATTCAATTGACACACTTAAAACTACAACAAGTGATGTCTAGGATGGTTCCAGACGGCGTTTATCTAGATGCTGACGGAATTGCAGAAATTGACCTTGGGAACGGAACGTACTACAGTCCTCAGGAGGCCCTTAATATGTATTTTCAGACGGGTTCTGTTATCGGGCGATCCATGACTCAAGACGGAGAATTTAATCACTCCAGGGTCCCTATTCAAGAGCTTCAAACCTCTCACGCAGGCAATAAAATATCTTCTCTTATCAGTTCATATAATTATTATTTGAATATGATACGGGATGTAACAGGGCTTAACGAAGCAAGGGATGGGTCTTCTCCGGATAAGGATGCTCTTGTTGGAGTTCAAAAGCTTGCAGCCGCAAATTCAAACACTGCAACACGACACGTTGTTCAGTCTGTATTGTATCTTGCGCTTAAAGCTGCTGAAGCCTCTTGCCTTAGAATATCAGATGTACTTGAGTTTGGTAATACTACTGCTTCATTTATATCTGGCATCGGCAAAATAAATGTAAGTACGCTATCTGACATCCAAAAACTACATCTTCATGACTTTGGAATATTCTTAGACGTAGCTCCAGATGAAGAAGAAAAACAATACCTGGAGTCGAATATCCAAGTAGCACTTCAAAGAGACCAAATACGACTTGAAGACGCTATAGATATTAGGGCTGTAAAAAATATAAAACTTGCGAATCAGCTATTAAAGATCAGAAAATGCGCAGTCGGCACAAGCTGCTGCTGAAGCTGATATGCAAAAGAAACAAGCGCTTGCTCAAACAGAAGCGCAACTGGAACAAGTTAAGGCTCAGCTTGAAATGCAGAAGCTTGAAAGAGAGGCTCAACTCAAGAAAGAGCTTATGATGCATGAGTTTGAGCTGAACATGAGGCTTAAACAAGCCGAAATGGAAGTAATTAATCAAAGAGACGCATATAAGGAAGATCGTAAGGATAAAAGAACTAAGATTCAAGCGTCTCAACAATCAGAGCTTATAAACCAAAGAAAAACTAACGCTCAACCAAAAGACTTTGAATCAGCAGGATTCGATACAATGGGTGGATTTGGTTTAGAGCAATTTGAACCAAGATAAAATTATATATTATTATGTCAGAAACACAAGAAAAGTTACAGCAAGAACAGGAAGGCTCTGTTCAACAAAAAGAGCAAAAAACTCTTGAGAAAGCTGGAGTTAAGTTTGAGAACAATGTTTATAAAATAGATTTAAGAGAAAATGCCGTTCAAGAGCAAAGCACAGATGAAGTACCTGTTCGCGACGAACCCGAAACTAGCCAAGAAGTGGGCCAAGAAGTACGGAGTGCCGAAGAACCTTCCCAAGAAGAAGAAAAAATAATAGAACTAGTAAACGACCAAGAAGATGAGTTGCGGTTGCAAAAAAACGAAGGCGATGAAAAACAAACCCTTCAAACAGAAGAGCC